CAGTGTGAGTGGGGATGTAAGTACTTACCTGAGTGGAGATACAGGCTCTTTTGCATTAGACCCTGGCGCGAACACAATCAATGTCTTTGCTAGTGGTAGTGTTGTGAACTTGACGACAGAAGTTTCTGTTTGCTGGTATGTGGAGTTGTTGGGAATATGACACAGAGATCGTTTCACTGGAACGCAGCAAGACTTGGTGACGCCGACGCACTTACGGTTAATGCCGCAGATGGGATTGGCTTTCGACTGGCGAATGTGGACTATGAATCGCCCTTCGTTGACCGTGGGCTGCGAATGTTGTTCAACGGTGATGAGAACCGGGGAGTGCTCTCTAACTGGCTGAATGAACTTGCAGTTGCCGGGATTGCTACGCCTGTTACTGTTGCTACCGGGGGCGCGGTTGTTTATGGAATGCCTTACGAGAATACTGCCGTGGTCAACGTGGCGGTGCCTGCGCCTACTACAGATACTAGGCAGGATAGGATTGTGCTTCGCAGGGATTGGGCGGCACAGACCATTCGCATTACACGTATAGCAGGGGTGGAGGGTGGAAGTATCCCGGCAATGACACAAAGCCCTGCGCCTGCGGGCACGGGCATCTATGACATTCCCCTAGCGACCCTGAGCACTACGACTGGCGGAGCCATAACCGTAACAGATGCTAGGGAGTATTGTTTATACAACACCGCCATTGGGGATGACGCACTAGGCACTACGCATCTTCAGAACAATTCTGTAGACTTTAACAAGCGGGCGACTAGAACGTGTCGGTTCTTCCTGGGTGGTGGGGATTTGGAACCAGCAATAATTGGCGACAGGTTTTATTATACTGATGTCGCCAGCGTTTTAATTAGCGGGCTTTCTGCCTGGAATGGGGCAGCCAACTACGAGGGCTGGGAAATGACTGGCGGACCTATTTACGAGGGAGTCATAGGGGCTATCCACGTACCATTTCAAAACTGGGCCTATGGAGATATTACTTCATACGTGTGGTGGGTTGAAAACGCCGGAGTTGCCAGCACCTTCTACCTGCGCACGGCAGGACAGCTATATGGTAAACAACGTGGCGGAGTGGCATACGACAGCTATCATCCACTAGGTTCATACAGCAGTGTGTATATCAGCGAGACTTTGGTGGCAAACCAAGTATATCGCACAGCAGGAATTAGCATTCCGGCCAGCAAGTGGAGCGGGATTGGTACAGATTATGAGAATCAACTTGAAGAGCTACAATATATGGCATTTTTATACAACACTGCCGGTGTAGAATCAATCAACATTCTAGGTATTGAGTTCCAATATACGGGATATGTCTAATGGCTGAAGCATCTTATCTTTGGGACAATCCAGGTACAGGCGATAGCCCTGCGTTGGGTTATGGCAATTCGCTTCTGTGTCAGGTAATCTTTCGGATGCTGCTTAATGGCACCCTAAATCAAGGTGTTCTACGGCTCTGGGAGAACGAGCTTGAGGTTACGGATGGAGGTGGCCTGAACGCCGCAGTGGATACTGGTGCCTCCCTGAATTATGGCGTGTGGTACGAGAATACCGCCGCCATGAACGTTGCCATTGGCAATAACACTACAGAGTGGGTTGTGGTAAGGGCAAGCTGGGCAACGCAGACCGCAAGGCTGGTAGCAATTGCACCAGGCGCATTCACCCAAACTCCTGGCGTGACCTATGATATCCCCTTGGCGGCGGTAACAACGGTAGCGGGTGTCATCACGCTTATTACCGACACTCGTGATTATTGTGAGTTTTCAACCTCTATAGCTGATGGGGTTGTTGTAGCCGACAATCTTCAGGCTGACAGTGTGACAATCGGAAAGTTGACTGATCAAGACCGCTGGCTGGACCGAGGGGCAGGGACATTTCAGGAGGATGCTACAACTCCGCCTACTTGGTCCCAGGTTCAATGGGGTAGCAAATGGTGGTTTGCTACTGGTGCCGACGAATATATTTGGTGTACCCTTCGTGTTCCTGCCGATATTAGTGGTGCAAACTTATTGGTCTATCTATACGACTGTGATGTTTTCGACGCTACTGGAGATGTGCGGTGGACATATAATCTGTTTCAAGCTGCGGCTGGTGGTGTCCTGGCAAATGCTAGTGGGGCCGTAGTCGTGTCTTACACTGGTGGAGCCGGTGGAGATCATACTAACATTAGACCCAATTATACGTTACTATTAACTAGGGTCGTGGCGGCGGGCGATATAGTACATTTGCGAATAGGTCGAGAGGGTACGCATATTACAGATACACTAGCCCAGGCTGCGTCTTTGTTTCAGGTTAAGATGGACTATACGGCGGATAGTTAAATGGCTGAAAGATCACGGTTTTGGGACGGAATAATTTTAGGGGATGCAGTGGCAGTAGGTCAAACACACCTGCATGACCAATTCTTTCGTAGCGTCATTAACGGGACTGGGAATCGCGGTCCTCTATTCGGGTGGCGTAACGATATGCTGGTGTCTGGAGGCTCAAGTCCTCTTTCTGTGGCAGCGGGCGGGGGATGTGTATATGGGATGCTCTACGATTCTGACGCTGCGGTTTCTGTAAGTATACCAACGCCCTCTTCTGGACTGTCGCGTTACGATTTGGTTGTTTTGCGCCGAGATTGGAGCGTGCAGCAGGTACGAATTGCTAGGGTGGCCGGGGTAGCTGCGTTAGTTCCTGCTGTCCCAGCCTTGACTAAGACCGCTGGTACTATTTGGGAGGTTCCGCTTGCCACACTCCTTATTGACGACGCAGGAACTATCGTTGCCACCGACACTAGGGAATTTTGTGCATTTACCACAGAATGGCCGCTCAATATTGTTGCTACTGATATGTATGCAGAGGGCGCGGTTACGGCAGCTAAAATACCAGACCGCACTCGCTATAATCTAAAGGGTGCGGGGCAGATTGAACCCGATAGTGTCAACCCCTGCACGTGGGTTGCTGGAGCTTCTTATGATTTCTGGCAATTTGTGGATGCTGCCCAGAATGATTGTTGGGTCTACTTTATGGGGGAGACGGGAGATACTGGAGCGGGGGTTGACATATATCTGTGGACGGTGCCAGATGTGAATGGGGCTGGGGCTGGTGCAGAGAACGCCAAGTGGGATTACTCCATCTATTATGGTACTTACGATGGTGCCTTAACCAACGCGGCAGCAACCGCCAACGTGGACCAACAGGTCAGGTTGAATACTACGGTTTACCGCGATCAGTTAGTTGCTGCGCTGCCCGCCGTTGAGGGGCAAATCATCGCCATACAGCTTTCCCGTGACGGGGTTGCAGATAGTTACAACAGTGACATGCGCTTGCTTGGCATTGAACTTGTCTGGACCGCAGACGCATAGGATGAAGGGGGAGTGTAATGCCACGGTTTGGACAGTATAGAATCAAACTTTGCAATTGGACAGGAACGCCGATTATTGACTTGTTCCCTGGCGATGATTTTCAATCAATCAGTTGGGAACATAAACGTAACCAGCCGGGGGCGTACGCCTGTGAACTTGTAGGCGAGACGGCAACCAAAGATTCATTCAAGAAACATTATCAAGTGCTTATCCAGCGCAATTGGGGTACTGCCCCTGGTGATTGGTATGATGAGTATACTGGATTTCATCTTGGCTATCTGGAAAAGTGGCCCACGGATGAAGTAGATGCTCACTACTGGACCTCCCTTGGGCTTTCCCCTGAATGGCTGATAGATCAACCCCTATTACAGCCCGTTGTCAACGTGGGTAATCCAAGTTGGCCCTACTATGATTTGTGGTGGAATCACGGGTATGCCGACGACGTTGTTAAGAATATGGTTAGCGAGTCGCTAGTCAGCCCCGAAGCCTGTCCCGTCTCTGGAGCCGACCGTGCCTTTACCCAAGTAACGGTTGAGGGAGATGAAGGAGAGGGCGTATGGTCCTGCTTTGAAGGTTCTTGGGTCAGGCTCTTGGATGCTGTAACTGATGCAGTGGGTGAGGATGGCACCAAGGGAGACTGCGACTTTCGCGTAGAGCGCGTGTCGGGTGGTTATGAGTTCAAGACCTACTCCCCCTACTTTGGTACTGATAGACGCAGGGGACACTGCAATAGACCAACCATATTCTCTTTCCAGAATGGCAACAT